GCTTCATATTCTATCTGATTTAATTTTTTTAATTTATTTATATACTCTCTTACAACTTTTTTATTTAATTTAGATTCTATAGATATTTCTTTTAAAGTTAAATTTTTTTCATATAATTTTTTAACTAATAAAATATTATCTGTATCATAGAAAGAGTTTTTGAAAACATTAAACCAATTAACATCAGTATTATATAAAGAAGAGTTTTTAATACTATTTTTAATGTATTCAAAGTCAGAAAGCTCAGCATTTATCTCTACATATTTAATACTATTATTAAGAACCGCGTCTTTTTTCTCTTTATCTACTCTTTGTTGTTCTTTTAGAGTTAATTTAAATCTAGCACCTTCTCTTAACTCTTTATAATGTTGAGCACCATGAACTTCTATCACACAATTTAAATTTGGTAAATAGAAATCATACCTTATTCTTTTTAAGAAATCAAAAGTTTTTTCTTGTATATAAGAAATACCTAACTCATCTAAGTAAGGTTTAACGACTTTTTCTGGATAACTTCTTTTTATATTAAATTTATTTTTATTTTCTTTGTTTTTACTTTTTAATTCCGCACAATAACCACAATTTTTTTGTACTCCATTTAAAAAATGGTCTACTCTAACCTTCTTAACTGTACCGCAAGTTAAACACTTAACTTTAAACATATTTCTTGTATTTATAGTACCATCTTTATTTATAAACTCTTCATTAAAATAATCAACTATCTCATAGTTATTATTTACTTCACCTATTAAATTTTTATTAGCATCAGAGTTCTTATTAGCTAAATAAGATATATTACAAGTAAAGAAATTATACTCATTATATAATCTATTTTTATTATCATGTTCTAATCTTATATAACCAATTTCTTTACCCTTATTATTGTACTTAGTAAAATAGTCTAAGATAGTGACGTAACCCTTATAGTTATTAAATTCAAAGTAAACATCACAACCAATACTATTTTTTAAATCTACTTTACCATTATTTTTTAGCGGTAAGCTTTCATAATACATCTTTCTTTTAGCTGATTCTTTACTGTGTCCTAATTTATCACCTACTATACTTTTAAGTGATACATTTAAAAAACTTTCTTTATTTATAACATAATAGTTATTATCATACTTTAATTTTAAACGAGCTTTTTTATTATCTTTAGTACTAGGTAAATATTCGTCTATTACTATATAACCTTTAACATCTATATACTCAAAAGGAACTTCTGTATTATTACATTTTTTAAAATCATATACTTCTTTTCCAGATGGTTGTATTTTAGTAGGTACATTATTTAAGTCTATGTAACAAGGTTTATTATTTTTATATACTTTAATTATTTTATCCATTTAATATTTCTCCTTATTATTTTTTATCCTAGGTATAGTATAATATAACAAAAATTAACGGGGAAGGGTATGAGTACATAAGAAAGTTATTTATTATTTTTTTGTTGACTTTTGTAGATTATAGTTTATTTTTAAGGTGGTTTATAGGGAACCTGAGGTAGGTATACTAGGGTATTATTACACCCCCTGTTTATGGCAATTTATAACGGGGCGTATATATAAAAAAATTATACAATATAATAGATATATTAATTCACTCTTTAACTATTTCTTTTTATATTTATTTATAACAATTTTTTTTATTTTATTTTATATTTTTAAAAACAAAAAAATACAAAGGGAATTATTCCCCTTTGTACTCTCTTACTAATATCTCTAGTTCTTCATCTTCTATTGTCTCTAAGTCTTCTAGTTGTTCATCTATTGAAGCATTTTCAATGCTTAACGCTTCTGTTAGCTCTTCATATGTTAAGCTCTCATTGATAGCTTCTAATCGTTCTGTAGCAAGTTCTTTTAGTTCTTCTAATAGTTCTTGTTGTCTTCTTTCTTCCTCTCTGTCCTGTTCCTCCTGAGCTCTCTCTGATTGTAAGTATTCTCTTTCGTATTGGCTTAATGTTTTCATTTAAATACAACTCCTTTGATTTGTTAATTACATTATAGCATTATAACATAGAGACTGTCAACAGGTTTTTTAATCTTTTTTGATAACATATTTAACAATGTTATCATAGAGTTTGTTCTCAATATCTACCATTGAACAGTTAGGAGTTACCTCTTCACGTGTGACGCTCACAGCCTCGTCAAGAGACTTTTTTAATTCCTCATTCATTTATACGTTTCCCTTCCTTCTTTCTTTAATATGAAGATATAAGACACCTTATAGCTCTAATCGTTTAAACTCTAATGTTAAACCATTATTTTCTGCTTCTTCTTTCACTTCTTGAGAGTTTGCAAATCTGCTAATATTAAAACCGTGGCTATTCATTTTATTAATAAGTTCTAGAATATCATTAGAAGCGGTTTAAACCGCTTCTAATATATTTCTTCTGTCATATCTTGTGCTACAATCTCAACAGCTAAGTTAACAAACTGCACTTTGTCTGTGTCTTGTAAGTCTAATTCTACAAGGTCTAAACATTCAGTAATAGCTTCGTCTTGTTCGTCTTCTGTCATATATTCAAAATTTTCAATGTCTCTTCTTGCAATTTCTTCAGCTTTTTGGTACTCCATTTCAATGTAAGTGTCTTCATGTTGAAACTCAACATTTACATAATTTTCTAAGTCGTTCATTAGTTCGTAATTTAGTAAGTTAAAATATTTAACACCTGTTACGCTTTCTAAGTAATCTATAACTACAGTTTCAATATCTTGTCTGTAGTTATCAAAAAATTTAACTACATCTTTTGTGTAAATAAGTTCTCCTATTGCTCCTGACTGTACTCCGTAATTTGCTACGTCTTTTACTGTGCTTTCTTCTTGTCTTTGTAAAAATTCTTTTATTGTCATTCTAATCAAATCCCTTCTTATTTGTTAATTTAATAATATCATGTTCTAGTTACGTTGTCAATAGTTTTTTTTAAATTTCTAAATATCTTTTTTTGTCTGTATCTGGGTTGTGAATTTCAATTTTTAAAGTTGTATCATTATTAAATACTGAGCAAATTGTTTCATTATCTAAATTCATTAATTTGTTGTTAATTACATAATCAAAAATTTCATCCATTAGTTTATCTTCTTTTTCAGTGTTTGGCTTATCTTCATATACATCCTTACCATCGTTAAAGTTTTCAATATCCATAAAGTTATAGTTTGATAAAAATTCATTTTTGAAATTTGTCATAGTAATCAATTCCTCTCTTGTTTTAATTTCTATATTTATATTAGCATGTATTATGTAAGGTGTCAATACCTTTTTTTATTTTTTTCTGTAAGGTGTGGGAGTTTTCCGCTCCCTTAACCTTACATCTTTATATTATCATAGTTTCAAATTATTGTCAATAGTTTTTTTAAAATTTATTCTACAAATTCTATAGGCTCAATTTCCCCGTCTTCTAGTAGTTCATTGTAGCGTTCTACAATTTCATTGTAATTGTCTTTTAATAATTCTTCATATTCGTAATTACCTAAGCTATCTAAGTTACCGTAAACGTTAATCGTGAAATAATCATCATTCCAATCAAACTCTCCAAAGTGTGCCATTCTTAAGATTTCAGTAACTGATGTGTCTACTAAAATCTCGTCTAGTTCATCCATTGGATTATAGTCAAATTCTTCTAAACTGTCATCCCATGCGTTAACCTCTCTTACGATTTCTTTTAATTGTTCTACTGTGTAATTTTTCATTTTAATCAATTCCTTTTCTTTGTTTTTGTTTTTCTTTCTATAATTATAATACCATATGCTTTAGTTTCTGTCAATACTTTTTTTAAAGTTTTTTTTATTTTTTTCTGTAAGGTGTTTCCTTAACCTTACAACTATATAATATCAAATAGTGAAGAGATTGTCAACACTATTTGATAAAAATATTTATACTATCTTGAATACTAATCAAGTAATCAAGAGTAGTAATAACTGTTGTACCACCTACTAAAGTAACCAGTGCGTCAGTTAATTCTGTGCTTTTATATGATTTGTTTTTATATTTAAATTTAATCATTTTTTAAGCTCCTTTTTTTATATATTTTGTTTTATTATCATTAAGAATAAGTTTAACACATTTAGGAGTAGTAGATATTTCTTTTGTTCCTGTGCCATAAATATTTAAACATGATAAGTTTATTTTATAAAACAAGTCATCACATTCTTCAATGTTAGACCATTGAGAAACGTCAGGTGTTATAGTTCCCTGCTCTTTAATTCTTTCGTATGTGTCGGCTATATAGTTTTTATATTCTTTCATTTGTAACAATTCCTTTCTTTATTTGTTAAGTTAATAATAACATGTGTAGGGGTTGATTGTCAACCCCTTTATTTAATTTTTATTTTTGTAACTCTTCTAGTTCTTTTTTAGCTTTCTTAATCTCTCTTCTTGCTTCCGCTTCTTCTTTCTTAGTAAGGTCTTGGAATTCCAATTCCATTTCTAAGTTTTCGATAATGCTTTCTAGTTCTAATTCTCTCATTTGTAACAATTCCTTTCCTTATTTGTTAACTCTATAATAACATGTGTTATTTATATTGTCAACACATTTTGTTAATTTTTTTTTATTTCTTTTTTTATTTATTTATTTGCTTTAGGTCATTTCCTTAACCTTGTGTCTTAATAATAACATGTTGTGTTTAAGTTGTCAATAGTTATTTTGAATATTTTACAATTTTATTTGCTTTCAAAAATGTAACATCTTGACGGTAGTTTTTTAATTCTTCTGCAAAATTTTCATTATTTTTCATACCGATTAATTTTAAAGTTGTTGTAATTTTTTTCATTTAAATCAATTCCCTTCAAATTCTATAATTTTTTTATTTAATTTCTTTAGGTTAGAAGCGGTTGACCGCTTCCTTAACCTTACAATTATATAATATCATAGTTTCAAGTGACTGTCAACACTTTTTAAAAAATTAATTCTTTTTCTTTTTTACTATCCATATACATTTTTATTTCACAACATAACCAAAGTGTTATCATTTGTAACAACCCCTAATTAATAATTTTTTTATATAATTCTTGTAAGGTTTGTTATTGCTTTCCCTTACAACTATTATATTACTACACATTAAAAACAATTGCAACCCCTAAATGCTAATTTTTTTAAGAAAAAAAAATAAAAAAAATTTGGTAAAACCTCTTTACAAATACCGTAAAATTTGTTATTCTATATATAGAAAGAAAGCGGTGACCTGCATCCATGTCCGCTATACAAATGAAGTTGTAGGGGGAAAGACTAGCCCTAAACCTTTTAATATAAAAAAGTTATTTAATTTTATTTTTATATTAAAAAAAAGATTCCCACTCTATTATAGCATTTTTAATATAATATTGTCAAGTACCAATTTTACACCCTTTTATTTATTATATAATTTTTTTATATAAATATAAAACAAATAAAAAACCTAGGAATTTAATCCTAGGTAAATTATTATTTAATATAATTTTTTTATTTAATTCAGAAGCGGTTTTATTTAACCGCTTCTTTTTCTTTAACTGTTTCTAGTACCCATTTGATAGTTTCTTCAATGTTGTAGCTTTGGAATACTACACCACCACCGAACCATTTGGCAGTGTACTTTTTAAAACCGTATAGCTTGTTAATATCGTCATAATCCCAAAGGCTAATATCTAAATCTGAGAAGTGTATCACATATCTAGGGTTTCCGTTATTATCATTTTCAATTCTAAAAGCTTCAATTTCTTCGTTTCCTACTGTTACTGTTTCAATGTATTTGTAATTTTTTTTCATTTAAATCAAATCCTTTTCTATATATTTTTTATTAAATTTCTTTATTTGATGTGTTTCCTTTACCTTGTATCTTTATATTAACATTTATCTTATTTACTGTCAACACCTTTTTAAAAGTTTTTTTATTTTTTTCTTGCTGTTGTTTCCTTTTCCCTTACAAGTATTATTATAGCAAATAGGGGAAATAAAAACAACCCCTATTTTTAAATTATTTCATCAAAAACAATTTTCCCGTTATCAATAACGATAACACCACCTTGAATAATAAAGAAAGTTAACCCTTTATATTCCCGTGCTATTCCGTAATCATAAGGCGTTTTACCGAATAGCTTATTTCTTTTATAAAAAGTAATATCTTCACTATATAAGCCACTGGGTACATGTACAGTCAATTCTGGATGCCAACCTGTGCCTCCTAAATCATTTCGGTATAAGTTTTTGGACTTATACCCATCATAACCAAATGTTTCCATTATATTATTTGCAATTAATTCTATATTATTTTTATACAATATTATCAATTCCCTTCTGTGAATTACTGTAATTATATATTATCATTTATCTTATGATTAATCAATAGATTTACATAAATTTATTTAACTTTTTTTATCAGGGTTTAGTAAATGCTTTTTCTATGCTCATTTTAGAATAACAAACCCTATACTGCAATTTAGAATATGGCATATTAAGCTCTTCAGACCATTCTTTTAATGATTGTGTTTTTCCTTTAAATGTAATGTATTTAGTATTGGTTTTATTTACTGATTGTTTTTCTTTAGTTACCCAACGACAGTTATTAGGGTTGTACCCTTTATTTACATCTATTCTATCAATGGTTAAACCGTCTTTATATCCGTTATTATACGCCCATGAATAGAACACTTCAAAGTCGTTTACCCATTGGCTACATACTTTTACACCTTTACCGCCATAGTATTTATAATCTTTTCTTTCTGTGTTAGTGCAACGAGCTATCATATTTGAGTAAATATGATATAATTTAGTTTGTGATTTACCATGTTTTCTTTTAGCTTTGTTTATACAACCACATGATTTTTTATGACCGTAAGCAATGTATGATAACTTTGTTTCTATAATATTACCACAATCACATTTACAAATAATAATTGAATTTATCCCATTATATTCTTTTATGCTTGTTACTGTAAGTTTATTATATTTTTTATTTATTTCTTTTTCTAAATTTATCAAAATAATAACCACCTTTTTTATTTATTATAACATATAATCAATACAGAAGAAACTGGAAAATAGATCTCACCATAAAAAAATTATTATATAAAAAAGTTATAGAAACACTAAACAATACTATAAATATGTTAGTGTAAAATTGACTATTGCTTTTTAATACATTTTACTATATAATGGAAGTGATGACTATCTTTAAGTTAATAAA